ATCTTTACATTATATAAGATTTTGGAAAAATAGTCAAGTAATTTGGTTTTTATTTTTTGGCGTATATGCTGAACTATTTTGGTAATGTTACCAAAATTACTTGTCGTCGAATGAATATTCGAAGTTTTGAGTCCATAAATTCTTCTGTAATAGTTTGGCACCATTTCTTAAATGGAACTTCTCTGCCATTGCCGTCAATGGAGATAGTGTGACCAATCTATTTAAATGGCTAGACTCTTTAATCATCTTATGGACTTCATTAACTATCATACGTCCGCCACCCTTTTTAAGACTCCATACCGTGTAGGCTATTGCTATCTTGCCTTGTTGTCCAACTCTATGGATACTTTCTAAATGTGCAACTTCACTTAACTTGTCCAATTCGTATAAAGTTTTTGGCACTTGGTTTGTGTATGCGAAACACATCACAGCCATTAAATCTTTTCCGTAGTAAAGACCATACATCTTCCTACCATGATTGGTTCTCCATGATACAGGCAAATCCGGTCTCACTGGATCCGAACTGATGTCTATGTCTTTGAGTTCTACCAACTTGGCTTTTTTAAGCCAATCAAAATCAAAGTATGAACCTATTGATATCGTTGGAATCTTCATCTTCATTATTTTTACTTTCTGTTGCTCCTATAAAATTAATCAACCCCCACAGTACTAATACTGAAAAAGGTACTCCAATTAAAAATAAAAGCAATCCACTTTCTAAGTCCATTTTTTATCTCCTCTATGCCATCCTCTGTCTTCTATGTGTTCACTGCCACACTTGGGACACACCCAGCCTTCTTCTGAGTCGTCATCTTGTTTGAGATCTTGTGGAGCACCACGCCATCTACAATCATAACAATACCAGTTCCACACTTCTTCATCTATACCTCTGTCGGTTCCATCACCGGAATCTGTATTCCTTTTTCTTTCAACCATTCCATTAGTAATTCCATTATGCTGATCCACTCCATATGAAGTTCGTTGATCATCAGTTGTTGCTGATAAATTACTATGCTTAAAATTATAATTGCTATACCACATACAAAAATTGCTAACCTTAATAGGTTCACTTGTTACCTTTCATCATTGTTATTTCAGTTGCCGCTTTTCTTCCTTTTTCATCGTCATCATCTGCGAACACAGGAACTTGATTGCTTTTGTGCATTGTTGCTATACCAATCAATTTTCTTTTGCCCGAATAAAATAATTGCTCTCTTTTCTTGCCACCGCTTACAGGAATCTTATTGCCCAACGGCACACCTGTTCTTTCTACCACAGGCTCAAACTTAAATTCTTCAGTCTTATTACGAGGCTTCAACTTGTCCAAACCTCTCTCTTTCAACCACTTCCTGTATTCCTCTCTAGCCTTACGCAAGGAAGAAGTGTTAGGCAGTTTTAATCTTAATCTCTTAGGTAATTTCAATTGTATAAACCCCATAGTTAATATTACGTTATATTTAATTATTTGTCAACTGCGTTGAGTGATTTAATTTTTGCCAATATAATTTGGCTGTACATTTCATTGGTTGACCAAGCCTTCAAACCATTAACTAATTTGGCATAATTGATTGTACCTGCTTTTGCCTGCTTGGTTCTTTCTGTTCTAAATTCTTCGTATGCTGGATGTCTATTCAATATGTCTATCACATCTGCTACACTTTGGCATTTTGTCTTGTATTTCTTTACACCAAATTTTGCGTTAGGTATTGCTAAAGGTTTCATCTGCGGGACGTCTTTACTCCAAGTCCTTACACCAAATAGTGCATTACCTTCTGTTGCAAATCTACTTGTACCATAAGCAGATTCCACAATAGCCATTGCAACTATTATATCTCTTGGTATTCTTTGATCTGATGCTGTCGTCCAGTTTAGATAGTCTATACATTTGTTCATAGACAATACAAATTCTTTGTTGTTTTTAAATGTAAAATCAGGTTCGTGTAGTCCGAACTCTTTTGCAAGGGCAACCATTTTCCTATCTTCATCTTGTTGTATCTGTTTCACTACAATAAAATTAGGCTTGAATGTTCCTGCTCCGAAAGCCACACCAAGCACCAGTGCAACAAAGAATGTTTTAATAAGGAATGTCTTTATCTTAGAACCAACAGATGGTGTAGACTCAGACTCCTTAGACTTTTGTACCCTTTTCATACCTATATTATATATGATTTTGGCACTAGGGTCAAGTGCAAAAAAGTCGCTATTTTATTGGATTTTATAATGAGTTGTGGTCTTGTTCACAGGAAAATCTGGTATCTGTCACTGCGTATCCGTATTCGCCGAAAGTTTCTATTAAGCCGTCATGTTTTTCCTGTGCTACATTTAGACATTCATTTTTGTCTTTATAGTATTTCACAGGATCCTCGTCAAACATCACACAAGGATTTCCTAATGTACACACAATAATAATCACTTTCCACATATTAATACTACTTATCTTTCAAATCTTTGTAACGATCTTTACAGATATTATACCAGTAAATTCCGCTTTCTCTTAATAGTTCATTATCAGTTCGGAGTTGTTCCATTCGTCTTTGTATTATGTCCCATTGGTACTGCGACATTACTTTACCTTTCTGTTGATGCTTTTCAATACGTTGTAAAACATCGTCAATAATAGGGCAAGTAATATCAGGCACCTTGGGCGCCTTCTTTTTCCATTTCTTCCATAGAGTTTTAGAAGACTGTGTCCTAGTACGAGTACGCATAATCTCCTCCAATCACAGTAATATTTAGATTGTAGATGTGTGAAGTTTAGTGCAATGATAAGTTATAAGATGTGTTTATAGTGTGGGAGCCGAAACTCCCACACCTGACTACTTCTGTTGCCCGGCTAGTCTACTCCGCCAAGTGGCCGGTATTAAGCGGCAACCAATTCCGCATCAGCGAATATGCTGACTGGAACTGTCACTTCTGGTTTAAATGCGTTTGCATTTATGAATGACCTTTTACAGAGATCGTACTGGTAAACTCCATGTGCTTTTAGACACTAGTCGAACCTATATCACCCCCGTAAAACACAAAGTGACAATGTGTTTTGCGTGAACGATTTGGTGGAGGTGGTCGGTACTGCCCCGACGTCCTAAATGTTTATTACTCACACTTCAACGCCTACTCTGTATTTAAACAGAATATTGTCAGTTTGTCAATGATTATTGATTGAAGTTTTTGATTACTTTGATGTCAGACGCTACTTGTCTCCCTCTGAACTCTTGTAGAGTGTATTCAATCACGTCGCCGTCCATAACTTCTTTTATGTTAGCGGCTTTTAGTGCTGAAATGTGAAGAAATACGTCCTTGCCCTCAATGTCTGGTGTTATAAATCCAAAACCTTTTGCGGAGTTGAACCATTTTACCTTGCCTTTTTCCATACTTTATATATTCCCGTAGTGATATTATATATCAAATATTATTTATCAAATAGGGATAAGATTGGTTGCTTGACGTGTGCCAAGCAACCAAATTGAATTACATAGAGTTTTTCTTCTCTTGTATTTCTTTTCTTCTTGTTTTACTTAATTTGCCTAAGTTTCCTAAAGCCTTTCTGGCTCTAGCCGCCGCCGCTTTTACACCTTTTGTTTCGAAGGCTTCTTGCTCTGCAACATAACTTTCGTAGGCTGTTTTTATTTCATCATGTGTTGACATAATGTTTCTCCTTTATGATATCATAAATGTGTTTCCAGTTTTTCGCTCTCTGGAAATTCATTTGTTTGTTTATAGTATAACTTGAATTGTGCGGAAGGTCAAGTAGTATTGATGCCAAACCTAAAACGGCACCATCAAAGGCATTTTTTGGTTTGTCTTCTATCCACCAAGTACCTGGTACCAAAGTTTTGAGTGCATCAATCTTTCCTCCGCCTGTGTCTAAAAATGTAAAATCCTTAAACACATCTCCAAATACATCTTTCAAGTTGTCTTTTCGTGCTTGGTTGGCTATTTTATCAGTGCTTTGAGACGTTATCACATGGAACCTCCAACCTTCCTCAGCAAGTTTTTTTACATATTCAACTGCCCCTTCCATTGGTTCCAGGTATCTCATATAAGCACTTTCGTTGAATATCTTTACCAACACCGGCATTTCTGCTTCAGGTATCTGATAATTCATATGTAGTTCGTAATGGTCCTGTGTTTTCTTTTCAAAACCATTTAGTGCCATGTACTTGTCAAACATTTCTTCCCATTTGAATAGCACACCATCACAATCGGTTGCGATAATTCTTTCTGGTCTCATTAACTTAATTTAAGTCCTGTGGTACCTTCTGCGTATTTTTTAGCGAACTCTACCTCGGTCTTCACCATTGTGAGTACTAAATTTTTATTGATCGGTAGTTCAGAAAACTTTGGCACAGTGAACATGAATGGTCCTAGTCCAATACCTTTGGCAAGATTAACCAATGCCATAGGTCTCTGGATGTTTACTACTGCTCCATCATCTGAAATGAATCTAGCAATTATTTCTTCACCGCTGGTGAATTTGATACTGACTGTATCACCTTCATTAATTTGTGACATCTTTATCCTCTTGCTCTTTATTAAAGTGTGCTCGTAGTTGATCATATCCACCAATTAATTTGCCCTTTAATATAATTTGAGGAACTGTTCTTGCATTTGGCACGGCTTCGAGTAATTGTTCTTTACTCCAACCATCGCCTATCATTCTTTCTTCATAAGTGATTTCGTTAAGTTTAAGCAACTGCTTTGCCGCGGTACACTGCGGACACATCATCTTACTCCAGACTATTGTTGATTCTTCCGTAATTGTTGACATCTATTGTATTCTCCTATTTGCTTTATTATACTTAATTATTTTAGGAAAGTCAATCAAATGTCTTGATTGAAGTGCTTTATGTATTTTTGGAAATTGTCGTCTGTTATTATGGATACTAATGCGAAGATTAAACCTAATATTATTATGCCCCAAAGTCCTTTGTCCCATTCAACGAATAGGATAGTGTATAAAACTTCCAAGCCATTCATTCCTTCGTAAGTAGTCATTATAATTTGAATTTAGAAAACTGACCTTTTTTGACGTCCTGTTTTACTCCACCAATAATATAAGATTCTATTTCGGTTTCTTGTGGAGCGATCTGCATACCCTTCGAAGACAACCAGTGCTGTGTCCATGGTAGAGGATTTTGAGTTGCAGGAACTTCATACAACGGATCAAAGCCTAATGCTCTTAATCTTTTGTTTGCAATCCATTCTACATAAGTTCCTAACAGTCTTTCGTTAAGTCCGATTATTGAACCATCTTTGAATAAATGTTTTGCCCATGCTTTTTCTTCTTCAACACAATTCTTAAACATCTGGATCACAGTTTTGTCCAAGCCTTTTATAACTTTGCTCATACCTTTGTCATCACCTCTTTGCCATGCTTTGATAACGTGTGTCGATAAGTTCAAGTGTGTTGCTTCATCTCTAGCAATCAATGAAAGTAGTTTTGCGGAACCTTCCATAAGTTTTAGTTCACCAAATGCAAATGTACAAGCAAATGATACATAGAATCTTAAACCTTCAAGCAGGTTAACATTTATCATTGCAAGATATAATTGTTTTTTCAATTCATCTATATCACCTTTGCCTTTGACTGTGTAGTCTTGTGCCATCTCACTAAATCTGTCATAGTTTTCTGTAACTGATTCTGCTCTCTTTAATATTTCTTTATCATTTAAAATAGTGTCAAATACTTCAGCAGGATCCGAATAAACATTCTTCATTATGTGTGTGTATGCTCTTGAATGGATAGTTTCGAAAAAGTCCCAAGTAACAATACATCCTTCTAATTCAGGATTAGAAACATATGGTAAGAAACTTAAACATGGTCCTCTGCCTTGCACACTGTCTAATAGTGTTTGATATTTCAAGTTAGATGTGAATATGTGTTTTTGCTCTGGTCTGAAAGTTTGGAAGTCTGCTCTATCTTTTTGTAAGGAAACTTCCTCGGGTCTCCAAAAGTATCCTAACATTGTTTGGTTAAGTTTATCAAACTGCGGATACTTGAATACATCGTATCTCTGCACATTCTGATCCTCACCAAAGAACATAGGTTCCTTTGTAAAGTCTATATCTTTTCTATTAAAAACTGTTTTCGCCATACCTAATAATTATCAAATTATAACAAATTTTTTGATTAACGTCAACTTTAAATTGTGCAGGCTTCACACTCTCCATCTTCTAAATCCTGTAGTTGTTCTTGCACCTTGGCTTCACCATTCAAGTGTTCACCGTTGACGTGTGACTCACCGTTTAAATGTTCGCCATTAACATGGGATTTATTTGGAATAACTGGAGCATCAATACCCGATGGTTGCACATCTTCCTCTTCACCCTTAAAGTCATATGTGTTCTGATAATAACTTGTCTTCCATCCATATTTGTATGCCATCAACATATCTTGCGCCATTACTGATAATGGTACTTCGTTGTTTTCATATTGTAATGGATTGTATGACCAGTTGCCTGATATTGCTTGGTCAAAATATTTCTGCATCACAGATACAATCTTAATGTATCCTTCGTTACCTCCCATGTCCCATAACAAAGTGTATGCATTTTTCAAGTTAGGGAAACCTGGAACTATCTGTTTTAATGGACCTTTTTTGGATTTTTTAATTGAAAGGAGTGCTCTTGGAGGTTCGATACCGTTAGTTTCGTTACTAACAACGGAAGAACTTTCCGAGGGCATTTGTGCCGATAATGTTGAATGTCTAAGTCCATATTTTAAAATATCTTTTCTTAAAGTTTCCCAAGCCATTCTCTGTTTGTGTGTAACTATTTCATCTACTTCTTTCTTGTAATGGTCAATAGGAAGTAATCCGTCTGCGTATTTTGTTCTATCAAATGCTGTACACTTACCTTTTTCCTCTGCGATATCGCAACTTGCTCTCAACAAGTAATATTGGAATGCTTCTGAAAGTCTATCTACTAACTCCCACGCCTTTGGATCTGAATACTTAACACCGTTCTTCGCGAGATAGTGTGCTAACCCAATGTATCCAATGCCTAAAGAACGTCTAGATTTAGTAGATACTTCTGCCGCTTTCACAGGATAGTCTTGTAATTCTATTATTTCGTCTAATGCTCTAACACTTAAATCACATAACCCTTCAAGTTCAGATAAATTTCCTATTGCTCCAACATTGATTGCTGACAATATACAAAGTGCTATTTCACCTTCAGGATCGTCTATGGATTTAATTGGTGTTGTGGGTAATGTAATTTCCTGACATAAGTTACTCATTGATACTTTGTCTTTGAAACTAGAGTGTGAGTTTGAATGGTCTATATTCATTATATAAATTCTTCCGGTCTCTGCTCTTTCTTTCAACAAGTCTGCGAACAGTTCTTGTGCCGCGATAGTTTTCTTAGGAATGGATTTATCCTTTTCATATTTCTTATAGAGTGCATCAAACTTTTCTGTTCCAAACGCATCATACAATCCAGGAGCGGAATGTGGAGAGAATAAAGTGATATCCTCTTCATTAATAAATCTTTCATAGAACAGTTTAGACATCTGTATGGAATAGTCCATACGTCTAACTCTATTGTCCTCAGTACCTTTGTTATTTTTTAATACAAGTATGTCTTCAATCTCTTGGTGCCATATAGGAAAGTGTACGGTTGCGTTTCCACCACGCACACCATTCTGTGTACAACATCTCACAGTTGATTCGAATTTTTTAAGGAACGGAATGACTCCAGTGTGTTGAACCTCCCCACCTCTAATTTTACTATTAATACCTCTGATACGTCCTGCGTTGATTCCTATGCCTGCTCTTCTGGCAACATATAATCCAATCGCCATATCACTTGAAAAGATACTTGGCAGAGTGTCATCACTGTCTACAAGAACGCAAGAAGCAAATTGTCTTATAGGAGTTCTCACTCCTGCCATTACTGGCGTTGGTATGTTTATCTTAAATTGTGAAATTGCATCATAATATTTTTTTACATAACTCATTCTAGTTTTCTTAGGATACTCTGCGAATAATGTTGCCGCGATCATCATGTACATATCTTGTGGAGTTTCATAAAGTTCTCCCGTGCTTCTGTCTTGCACAAGGTATTTGTCCACAACTTGTCTTAGACCTGCGTATGTAAAATCTAAATCTCTATCTCTCTTGATCCAAGTGTTAAACTTTTTAATTTCTGATTTGTGATATTTTTCAACTATTGTTCTATCGTAAACGCCTAATTTAATATTTCTAAGAATTAATTTTAATAAAGGAATGTATTCGTATTGACCGTGTGCTTCTTTTCTTACATCATAAGAGAGAAGTCTGGCGGCGGCGTATTGATAGTTAGGATTTTCTAATGTAATTAAATCGTTTGCTGACTTTACTAATACGTGTTGAATGTCTTTTGTTGTAATGCCATCGTAAAATTGAATGTTTGCATTTATTTCTATTTGTGAACTTGAAACACCTGTTAATCCTTCGCAGGCTTCTTCAACGACAAAGTGAATTTTATCGATATCTAATGGCTCTAGACGTCCGTCCCTTTTTTGTACTTTAATGTTTGATGTATTAGTTGTGATTATCTGTTCAGCGACTTCCATTAGTATTCTATTTCCTATTAAATTAAATCAATATTTATCTTATTTTTTATATTATGAGTATAATGCAGAACGTAATCTTTGTCAAACAGTTCTTTGGTCATTATTACCATATCGTTTACGTTTAAAAATTGGTTATTAAATTCAATTACGTAACTAAACTTACGGTTGTTGGATTCAATTTCCTTTGATATGACATTATGTATCAGTATTTGGCTGTCCTTAAACTGTTCTGTTATCATTATAGTATAACATAATAACAATGAAAGGTCAAATTCATTGTAATCATTTCTTTCAAGCAACTGCCAAGGCTCTAACCATGTGTCAGTTTTGTATTCATCTGTCTTTGTTTTAGTTCTAGGACAGTAAAAATAAATTTTAGATAGAATTTCTAAAGGATTTTGTTCTTCGTTGATAATGCTTCTAATATTTTTCCAGTCAATTAATCTTTGTTCGTACGTTCCAAAAAATATATTAGGCTTATGAGATACTTCTAACTTTGAATATGATTTGTGCGTTTTCATTCGATGATAGTGATGGATTGGTTGCCTGTATTATGCATGATTCTTTTGCCCCGTCTGAGTTCTCGTCAGATAAACTTGCTGTGAAGTTTAATCTAGTTGAATTAGTATTATTTGCCGTGTCGCCTAAAAAGTCATACTCATCTGACAAGTTTACTGTGTCTACTGTTCTGTCTATGTTTATGTCTAGTGTGCCTGATCTGAATGCATTTCTTATTGAACTGTTGTAAGTGTATTCTATTTTGTAATGTCTACTATTGTCTGCAGGCAATTTGGCAACTCTTGTCGCTGATGCTAATTGTCCTACGTTAAATTTTGTTACAAAGGATAATTCATTATTGAACTTGCCTTGGACTTCAGGTATGTATGCAACGTTTGTCATTGTGCTTGTATTAGCCATTAATGATTCTGTTCTAGCAAAGAAATCATTTTTTGAAATATTGTTATCTGCATCAAATCTTATTACGGCATGGACTGGTGCTGTGTCTAAGCCACCATCGTTACCTACTTTGATAAAACTGTTTTCCTTACTTACATTTCCTTTTCCTTCTTTTACCCAATAACCTGTTTTGTCAATATTTGTAAATCTACTGTTTGTAATTGTGTTGTTGATAGGTCCTGTCGCCTGTGCAACTTGTCCTAGTGCTGTATCTCTGCCCCAGTACACACCATATGAAAGAGTTTCAAACACACAGTCTTCGAAATGATTGTTTGCAACATCGTGATTAGATAATATTCCATAACTGAATCCTACAACTTTAAGTTTCTCAAAGTTATTATTTTGTGTCGTTACAGGTGTTGATGTTGCTTCCATT